GCCAAACATCCAAAAGTTGCTTAGTTAACCGTGCCTGCGCTAGTGAGATAGACCGAGCTCTTCTGAGGCTAAAGATAGCTTCCCCAACATAGTACTTCGAAATACCTAATTCAAAGATATTAACATCTTCATCGCTGACCAAACGGTTAACGGCGTCGACACTAAGTCTGAGAAGGGTATTCGCAACACTAATAACGGGAAGCGTCTCACGTCTTAGAGCTTGGTATAACTGGACATTCAAGCTTGGAAGGTGTTTAAGAGCCTGGTCATCCATAGTTTTTACTATGGAATCCCGGTTTTCAAACAACCTTTCAACATCCGAGACCGCTATCTTTAACTTCATCTCTTTGATAAAATCAACGAGGAGATTCATCATCTCGGGGGTCGAAATAAACTCCCATAAAGGAAAAGTCCTGTGGAAGTATTCTTGCACAGACACTCTTAATGAGTGTCCCGCATTAATACGGTCACAGGATATAGAGTTCTCATCAGTAACAATACTGATAAAGTTCCCTATATAGTGGTAAACCATATACAGTTTGATTATCCGCTCTGCTTGCGCAGGGCGTTTAAAGAAACTGAATGTGGCTCGGATCAAGTCTGGGTGCTCAGAGATAGGCAAGTTCCAGCCGTGAGTAGCTTGGTTTCGAAGAAATTCGTGAAGAAGTGAATACTTCTTCCAAGTTTCCAAGAAACCCCCGATACTAAAACCTGATACCTCAACACCCGATATAACGATCCTTTTGGCAAACTCTAGCATCTTTTCAGAAACCAGAGTCTTTTCATCAGAGATCGGCATATCGAGTTGAGAGCATAAGATTTTATATTGGAGAGCTACCTCACGATTGGCTATAACTAAATCATCACCTAATAGGCAGTAATCAGGGAAATAAGACCCAGGTTTTACAACCTGAGCATTAATCGCTGAGAGCTGGACCATTACGTGATGACTTAGAGCCATCGCGGCCCAAGAGGAGTATGCTCCCATTGGCTGCCCCGCCTGATAATAAATCGGGCGGTCACAGTCTTTGTTCACAAAGGCCTGTCCTACCAGCAGGCGTTTCCATGCTAAAGCATGATCTCTCCCAACCAGGTTAGTTAAAACACTAACCTGAAAGTCAACAGGCATTCTGTCTGTTGCTGCGGAAAGATCATAACAATAGTATGGACCGGTAGAAGGTAAGGACGATTGAAAGTCATCCTGATTAAAGGTAAAATCAGACGGTATATTTCTTAATATACCCATTAAAGCATCATGAAGAGGCTTTAATGCTGTCTGAGTCCAATAATCA